CATAAGTTAATACCGATAAAGGAAACATTATTTATCATCCAAAGGTTTAGTTGTCGTAGCTCTAAGATAAGCTATGACAATACCAATAACAAACATAGAGATACTGTATACCTTAGGGTCTAATAAGTCTTGAATATAAGAAGAATTATCTGAGATAGCCCCAAGTAAGAATAGTAAACCAGAGAACCACATAGTTCTCGACTTTAGCATTCCTTTAAACTTGTTCATTACTTAATCTTTTTCTTAACGGCAATTTTACTTTTAACTTTAGCTTTACCTGCTTTAGATAGTGCAATAGCAATACTTTGTTTCTGAGGTTTTCCTTCTCTCATAGAAGTAGAAATATTCTTTGAGATTGTCTTTTTAGAACTACCTGATTTGAGAGGCATGATTATCCTTTATAATTTGCATGTAAGAAGCATTCTTGCTCAGCAAGTCTACGCTTTAAAATACTATTGCTGTGTCCATTACTTACCATACACCACTTAGGAAACTCTACAGCAGCTTCGTTTTTTCTACCTTCTTTAAGTAGTTTAAGAAGTGTAGAACGCTTAAAAGCACCACATCCTAAGTTGTAAGTAAAAGACACGAGAGCATCAAACTCGTATTGAGTAAGGTCTAGTGCTGAAGAATTGACACAATCTTCAGCAGACTTAACATCATCTCTGAGAAGTTGTGTAGCTTGTCCCATAGTAATAGGGCTTCCTTGAACTAAACCATCACCAACAACCATTAGATGTCCATAACCCACTGTCCATTTACTTGCTGTATCTAAGTAAGGCATGCTGCGAAAGCCTTCAAAGGTTTTAAGTTGTTCAATACCTTTATCAGATGTTTTCATATTACAAATTCTACTAAATCTCCTACATTTAAACCTGTTGAAAAAGTAACCCTAGATGTAGATGTTTCAGTATAGTTTACTGTGTTTATTTGCTTACTTCCGTTAACATATACATACAATGTTTTACTTCCTACTACATAAGTAAAAAAAGATATATTAAATACTGTTTGTCCTTGCGTAGCTGTTTGATACTCATTGTTAGGTACTAATGGTATATTGTTAGTTATACCTAAATTTATTCGAGCTTGTGCAGCAGTGGTAGCCCCTGTACCACCTTCAGAAATAGGAAGAGGAGTAGTTAAACCAGAAAGACTTGTAATGTCAGAGTTAGCACCTGAACTTGCAAAGACGTTACCGCCTTGTGCTTGCTGAATATAAGTACCTAAGTTACGAAACCAATCACGCCAGCTTTGTACTTCACCAATCTTATCTTGAGGAATTGGAGGTAAGTTATTAGCAGCCATCTTCAACACCTTCAGCGTAGCCACAGCTTTGTAAATCTTCTAAGCACTTCTGAACTTTTTCACCAATGTCCGTTCTGTAAGCGATTGAATTTGGAATCTCAATCTTTTTCTTAATCTTTCCGTAGACTGAATCACGAGCTTTCTCAATAGAATCTCCTAAACCTACTACTGTGCAGACATAGTCCCCAGCAGTAACAAACATAGGAACATCTAATTTAAGTTCTCCGTCAACCATTGCAGGACCTTTGCCCCATTGGACTTCACAAAGATGTACATCATTAACGGCATCTTCCATTGTTAAGCCCCAAATAGGATAACCAGAGTTTTCTTTCTTAGTCATACGACTATAAGGATAATCAGGAATGGTAACTACAACACCGCAAGCAATCTTATCTGAAGTCTTTAAAGTATCTTTACCATCAATCATGTCAAGCATCCATTGGGCAGGGTCTCCCTTGTGCAAAGACATCTGAATGTTAAACAAAGGCCAACCTGGACGAGTAGTAAACTCTAAAGGCCATGCTTTACCGTTCTTGTCAATAATGCAGTTCACATCGATATAACCTGTGTAGTCAATACCATGAAGCATATTTTCTAGTGGCTTGAGCATCTGGTCAGCTAGTTTAGATTCTTTAGTGTAGCGAACAATAGTACCTTGTTCACCAGTAGTAACACCTAATTCACCATCCATAAGCTTCTTGTGTTCCCAAGATTCACAGAAGTTCTTAGAGAAGCCACCAGCACCAAACCAACCACCAACACCGAACTCAATGCCAGGACGAAACTCTTGAAGAATAAACTTACCTTTAAAGGATTTCTTTTTCTTCCAATAGCCAAGCATGTAAGTCATATCAGCAGCAGATTTAGCTACATAGGATAAAGTCTTATCTCCATCACCAATAGGTTTAGACACAAAGCGACGTGGGTTTTCTTTAACATAGGCGATAGCATCGTCATAGTTGTCAAAGGTTTGGCTAGGAATAGTTTCAATGCCTGCTTTGTTCAGAATCTGCTCACCATAGTCACGTTCTTGTTCCCAACGAGTACCAGCTAAGTTTGCACCAAAGATAGGAAAACCTAAATCACGATAACGCTCTAGACCATGAATGTAATAGATGTTATCTGTAACAAAGATTAAGTCAGCCCATTTCATGTGGTCTTCCCACGAGCTAACTCGTTTAATAAGACCACCGTCACCTACTTCAGCACGTGAGCCATCTTTGTTATGACGTAAGAACATTTTAACTTCATGTCCTGCAGCTTCGCTACGAAGACCAAAGGAAAGACCGCAACCGCAGCCTGATGGGTCAATAATTAGTATTTTCATCTTGTTTCATCGCTAGGTGCTGCTACCACAGGAATAGAAGTTTTCATTAACAACCTACGGAATTGATTAATTTGTTTAGCAGCTTCTGCAGTGTTCATAACACTTGTCATTGCATCATATTTCTCAGCAGGAATATTAAATCTTTTTTGTACTTCAGGACCTATTTCATGCCACATTGCTTTAGCATCTTTTACAGTAGCATTATTTAAATAAGATAACATTTCTTGATTAAACTGTTTCATTCCTTCAGGAACTTTACTTAGATTCCATAGGTGTGCTTTTATTTCTTTAGCACCTCCAGCACCTTTTTCAAATAGACCAGGAAGTTCATCTTTAGCAATAGCAAGAGCTTCTTTAGAATAAGCATCACGAGCCATCTTTTCAGAAGCTTTACCAGTAGTAGAAGTTAGATATTCATTAAAAGCAGTACGGACTTTCTCAGCATCTTGCCAAGACATCTTAGTAGTAGCATTTTTTAAGTTCTCTACTACATCTTGACCAACTACTGCTTGTCCTTTAGCATTTCTAAATAAGTCACCAAATTTAGTTTCTTGAGCAGCGTTACCGCCAGTCAATGCTTTAAATTGAGCAGATTCTAAGAAAGACTTACCTGCTTTGCTTACTTTGTCGTAAGCTTGTTTAGTTTGTTCATATAGACCATGTGATATTGGTTTACCTGCAACAACAGCATCAGGATGAGCCGTAGCAAGTTCTTCAGCTACAGCACGTTGATTAATCATTTGACCAGCTTCGCCATGAGCTGCTGTAGCAGTTACAGGGGTAACTTCACCTGTAATAGGATTAATATGTTCTGTCTCACCAAAGGCTTTAGCACCTGCCTGAGCATCTACTTTAGCACCACCAGTAAAGAATTCTTTAGCTTTACCTACCATGCCTTGTGCAGCATATCCTGCTCCAGGAATACCAGTAGTTTGTCCTACTTTATAGGCCATTTTCTTAGCAATAAATGTTTCTACAGAATTGCCAAGCAGTGCTTTATATCCTGTAGATATAGCTTGTGTAGGTAACTTAGCACCTGCAGCAAGACCTGCTATTACTTGTGTTCCTGTACCAAAACCTAAATCTTTTGTTATTTGTTCTGCTAAACCTGAAGCAGCCCCTAGTACTACACCAGCAATAGCTGTAGGAACAGAAGCAACACCCATACCAGCGACTAATCCTATACCGCCTCCTATGGCAGCACTTGTACCAATAGTTTTAGCATATTCACTAGCATCGCTAAGTTTAGCTTTAGAAGGGTCTCTACCAAATGTTTCTGTAATATCAGAACCTAATCTAGCACCTTCTTGTTTACCTTGTTCTTTTTGTTGTTGTTGTTTAAAAGAAGGAACTAAAAAGCCAACAATATCTTCAGGCTTATATCCAGCTTTTTCAGCAGCATCTTTATCAAAACTAGCTTCTTGAGAAACAAAAGAAGCAATTTCATCCATTGAATGACCAGCAGCTTTAGCACCTGCTACATCAAACTGTACATTTACTTCAGCTTTAGGCTCAACAGCCTTAGCTGTGTCTACAGCAGGAGCAAAACCACTT